TAGATTTGATGATAATATTGTATTCCAAGGTGCTTCTAAGACTTTAGAACTTAAGAATGGTTCAGGAACTACTAAGACTACACTTCATACCACTACAGGTAATGTTGATATTGGTGGTGTATTAAATCAAACTGGTAACATTGATGCTGCTGCTAATTTAAACGTAGCTGGTCTGGTTTATCTTGAGTCTACAGATAATCCTGATATTGTATCTGGTACTCCTCACTCAATTCAGAATAGTGATTATGGTGCATTAAGAGTAGATGGTGGTGGATACTTTGATAAGGATGTATTGTTCAACGGTGACATCTATCTGAATGGTGACTTTAACCAGCAAGAAGACGCAACTGAGAACTACGGTTTAAGGAACTACCTATCTATCAGATATAAACTACGTGTTGGTTCTGTTGCTGCATACACACCAAGTTATTCAAACCATAACACTTCTAACTTAAGAGTCTATGGTGGTGCAGGTGTTAACACTTCACTATTTGTTGGTGGTACTGGTACTGGAGAAGGTTTCTTTGTTGGTAAGAAAAACTCTGGAGATACAGTTAAGTTTAGTGTTGATGGTCCTACTGGTAATACAGTTGTTGGTATATCTTCAACTGGTTCATCAAGTGTAGGTACATTAACAGTTCATGGTGATACTACTCTTGGTAGAGATGTACAGATAGATGGTGACGTAACTGTAACTGGTGCCACAGAATTTAACAGTACGGTTGATGTAGATGCTGACTTTGCAGTTCGCAACGGTACTACTGATAAGTTCTTCGTTGACAACGTAACTGGTAATACTAATATTGAGGGTACTCTAACTGCTGATGGACACACTGAGTTAAATTCAACTCTTAACGTTGATAGTAATACAACTATTGGTGGAACATTAGAAGTCACAAATAATTCAGAGTTCAATGGAACTGTAGATGTAGATAATAACTTTGCAGTTAGATCAGGTACAACTGATAAATTTACAGTTGCATCTTCAACTGGTAATACAGTTATCGTTGGTGAACTTAATGTTAACTCAGCTGTTGATTTAGACAGCACTCTTAATGTAGATGCTGGAGCAACATTCCAAGATAATGTTACCTTGAATGCTGACAATAAGATGTTCAAGATCCAGACAAACGCTGGAGTTGACAAGTTTACAGTTGATTATGATAATGGTAACACAAATATTTCAGGTACATTAGACGTATCTAATGCTTCTAATATTAATAGTACTCTAGGTGTTACTGGTATTACATCTGTTACTAACAACACACAGCAAACTCTGACAGGATCTTATGCTGCTGATGGTTCATTACAAGTAACTGGTGGTGCAGGTATTGCTAGAGACGTAGCAATCGGTGGTAGTGCAAGAGTTTATGGTAACCTAGAAACTACAGGAACCTTAACTCAGACTGATGATTCATCGTTTGCTGGTAAGATTACTATCACAGATACTAAGGATATTACATCCTATACTGATGCTCAGGTATCACTAACAACTACTGGTGGTGCAAGAGTAAATAAGAATCTCTACACTGGTGGAGACTTTATTGTATATGATACTCTTGGAACTCAGAATAGTTTCTTTGTAGATGCTTCTACAGGTAATGCTGAATTAAGAAACAACATGCAGATAGGTGGTAACCTAACTGTATTGGGAACCACAACTACAGTTGAAAGTACAGTTACTACTGTAGAAGATCCTGTAATGACATTGGGTGGTGCATCTGCTCCTGGTTCTGATGATGGTTTAGATCGTGGTATTGAGTTTAGATATTATGATGGATCCGCTAAGATTGGATTCTTTGGATGGGATAACAACCTTAACAGATATAGATTTTTAACTGATGCAACTAATAGTTCTGAGACATTCAGTGGAACTGATGCATCATTGCAAGTTGGTACACTTCAAATTACTGGTGCTGGTACTGCTCTTGACGTTGATAATAATGTAAACGTTGATGGTACTATTACTGCTGACGGACAAATAATTTCAAATGTATCATCTGGTGCTGCTTTAGTCATTCCTAACACAGTCAAGATTGCTAATCTTAACTCAGACTTGTTAGATGGTATGACAACTGCTGCTACTAACACAGCATCTACAGTTGTTAATCGTGATTCATCTGGTGACTTTGCTGCAAATATTATTACAGTTAATTCAGGAACTGGTGCAAACGCAGGTATTCAAGGTAACGCAAGTACTGCTGATGCATGGAAAACTTCTAGAACTCTCACCATTGATGGTGTAGTAGATGGTTCGGTTTCTGTTACTGGTGGATCTGACTTTACGGTTACTACTACCTTTAATGATGCTGACATTGCTGCTTTAGCTGGTTTGAGTGGAACAGGTCTTGTTACCCGAACAGCTGCTAATACTTACACAGAACGTTCAATCGCTGTTAGTGGATCTGGTATTGGTGTAAGTAACGCAAATGGTGTTGCAGGTAATCCATTAATTACTATTACATCTAACTCTGCTAACTCTGCAAACAACCTAGTCATTCGTGACGCATCTGGTAATTTTGCTGCTGGTACTATCACAGCAACTCTAACTGGTAATGTTACTGGTGATCTAACTGGTGATGTCACAGGTAACGCAGATACAGCAACTGCACTTGAAACAGCAAGAGACATTGGTGGAGTATCATTTGATGGTACTGCTAATATTAACCTCCCTGGCGTTAACGCAGCAGGTAATCAGGACACTTCTGGAAATGCTGCAACTGCAACTGCTCTAGAAACTGCAAGAACAATAGGTGGAACATCCTTTGATGGTACTGCTGATATTACACCTGCAACTGCTACTCAGGCAGCAAACCTTAACAACCATGATACTGCTGATCTTGCTGAGGGAACTAACCTTTACTATACAGAAGCAAGAGTTCAAGCAAAACTTGATAATGCATATGCTCAGTTAAGGTCTATGTTGAATAACCTTGCTACTTCAACAACATTAACACTTAACTTATCTGGAGATCCTACTCCTGGTTCTGTTGTAACTCTAGGTGCTATTAGTGCTAGTGGTCTTGGAGGATTTACTGCTGGATCTGGTCAAGCCACATCTGGTGGAACAGGTTCTGGATTAACAGTTGATACTACAGTTAACGCAGCAGGTGCTATTACTGCCATTGCATTGAACAATGCTGGTATTGATTATCTAATCGGTGATACCTTAACAATTACTAACCCTAATCTTGGTGGTGTTTCTACCTTGAACTTGGGTACATTATCAGGTGGAGTTGGTGGATTTAGTTCTGCCTCTAACGTTTCTACAACAGGTGGAAGTGGAACTGGATTAACATTTGACACAACTGTTGATGGAAATGGAAACATTACAAACCTTACAGTTAACCAAGCAGGTTCAGGATACGCGAACGGAGAGACAATTACAATTACTAACGCTAATGCGGGAGGTGCTTCTACTATTGACACCCTCGTGGGTGGTACAGGATATGCGAATGGCACTGCTATCGCAACCACAGGTGGAGGAGGATCAGGATTAACACTTGATCTTACAACTTCTAATGGTGTTGTAACTAACGCAGCAATTAATGCTGCTGGTACAGGATACTCAGTAGATGACACAATCACTATTGTTAACGCAAATGCAACTGGTGTTAAAACTCTAGGATCAATTGCAACTGCTGGAACAGGTTATGCAGCTGGATCTGGAATTGCAACAACAACCAGTGGATCTGGAACTTCCTTTACTGCTGACATTACAGTTGACGGAAACGGTGCTGTAACTGGAGTAACAATTAATAATGATGGAACAGGATTTGCAGCATCTGAAGTTATAACAATTACTAATGCTAATGCATCTGGTGTTAAGACACTTGGTGCAATTGCATCTGGTGGTACTGGATATGGTCAGGGTACTGCTCTTGCAACAACATCATCTGGTTCAGGTACTGGATTGACTGTTGACGTTACTGTTACTAACGGTGTTGTTGATGGTGTTTCAATTAACAATGATGGATCAGGATATAGTGCATCAGATACTATTACCATTTCAAATGCAAACGCATCTGGTGTTAATACACTTGGAGGTATCACAGGTGGTACTGGATACTCAACAGGAACAGGAATTGCAACCACAACAAATGGATCTGGATCTGGATTGACTGTTGACATTACATCTGTATCTGCTTCTGGTGCTATCACAGGTCTTACAGTTAATAATGACGGATTAAACTACTCCGCATCTGATACTATTACAGTTGCCAATGCTAATTCATCAGGTGTTAATACACTTGGTTCTATTACTGCTGCTGCTTCAGGTTATTCTGCTGGCACAGTTAATACAACAACAAATGGATCTGGATCTGGATTGACTGTTGCTGTTTCAGTTAATGGATCTGGTTCTGTAACTGGAATGACTATTGTTAATGATGGTTCTGGTTATTCAAACTCAGATACTATTACACTGACTAACCCTAATGCAACTGGAGTTGAGACTCTCAATTCAATAATGGTTGGTGGTACTGGATACCCTGCTGATCAAACTATAACTAATGTTTCCACAACAACAGGTGGATCAGGTACTGGATTGACTCTTGACATTACTACCAATGTATCTGGAGTAGTAGTAAGTGCTGTCATTAATAATGATGGATCAGGATACGCTGCTGCTGACTCTATTACAATTGCTGGATCTGGAGATGGTAACGCAGTTACTGGTGTTGCTGCTATTCATGGTAATGCAACTACATCTGTCGGAGCAATCCATGGAAACGGCGGTTCAACTTCTGTCGGTTCTATACATGGTAATGGTGCTACAATCCCAGTTTCTGCTATACACGGAAACGGATGTACAATACCTGTTTCAGCCATTCATGGTAATGGTGCTACAGTTGACATTGCTACAATCTTTGCTAACGCAACGATTAATACTGCAACCACATTTACACATGCTACATTCTCACTATCTGACATCACAACGATGGAAGTTGGTGCAACTGTAACAGGTGGAACTTCTGGTACAACTGGAACGATTACTGCTCTAGGTGCTACTTCAGTTACTGTGGATACAGTTGACGGATTCTTCAAAGTTGGAGAAACTGTTGGTGCTAATGATGTTACTAACTTGACTATTACTTCATTCGGATAATTACATGTCTGCTACAAAACCTGCAAGTAAAACTGAGCTAAAGATGTATGCTCTAAGAAGATTAGGATACCCTGCTATTGACATCAACGTATGTGATGAGCAGTTGGATGATCTAGTGGAAGAAGCAATTGATTATTGGCAAGAGTATCATTACGATGGTTCTCAAAAACAGTTGATTAAAATTGAAGTTACTGATGCAATTAAGACTGCTGCAAAAGGTAGTACAGATATAGATGGAACTTGGTCAAAGAATAATCTTAGTGTTGATCTACCTCCTGGCGTGGTAGGAATCAATCAGGTCTATGCTAATTTAAGTAGCAGTAGTGTAGTACCTGGTAATATGTTTAACATTAAGTACCAGATTTTCTTGAATGATATTTACGCATTCACGAACTCTCAAATCCTACATTACTTCATGGTATCTCAATATCTTGAGACACTTGATTGGGTAACTAACTCTCGTGCACATAGACGTATTAGATACAATAAGGTTGAGAATAAATTATATCTTGACTTTAGTTGGGATGAACTCACAGTAGGTAACTATATTCTAGTTGACTGTACTATGAGAACTGATACAGAAGTTTATACTTCTGCTTATAATGACAACTGGTTAAAAGACTATTGTGAAGCAATCTTCATGCAACAGTGGGGTAGAAACCTAAGTAAGTATGATGGCATTCAAATGTTGGGTGGTGTAACACTCAATGGTCGTCAAATACTAGAAGACGCTTCTGCTAGGAAAAAGGAACTAGAAGAAGAAGTTAGAGATCGTTATGAGATTCCACCACTAGATCTTGTAGGATAATATGGCATACTCAAATTCTCCAGCATCAGATTGTAATCAGTCAGATTATAGTTCTGCCTGTAGATTGAACATTAACGGTTCAGATCAGGAAAGAAAGTTCATGGAGAACTTGGTTGTAGAATCCATTGAATTGTATGGACAGGATGTTTATTATCTACCTAGAACCTATGTTGGAAGGGATAATATTTTAGATGAAATAGATAGTAGTAAGTTTGAGAATGCATATCCCATTAGGGCATATGTTAATAATGCTGAAGGTTGGGAAGGACAAGGTGAACTCCTAACTAAATTCGGTGTTAGAATAGAAGACAAGACAACCTTTATTGTTTCTCGCGAGAAATTTACTGAGAAGGTTGATAATAATGTCACATTAAATGTTGAAGGTAGACCGAATGAAGGAGATTTAGTTTGGTTTCCTATCACCAAGCATTTGTTTGAAATTAAGTTTGTAGAAGCCGAGAGACCATTTTATCAGTTAGGTAAAGGTTACGTCTGGGAAATGCAATGCGAACTCTTTGAATATTCCGATGAAGATATTGATACTGGTATTGCTGATATTGACGCTATTGAAATTGCGTTTAGTAACTCCACAAGTGTTACTATGGGTACTGGTGGGTCTGGTGATTATGTGGTTGGTGAAACCGTTATTGGTGATCTTAATACTGCTACTGGCACAGTTACTCTCAATGGTGACATCGTGGATTCTGTTACTATTACTGATGGTGGTGAGTACTATACTTCTGCTCCTTCTGTAACATTCAGTGGTGGAGGGGGATCTGGAGCAACAGGTACTGCTGTTATATCTGCTGGAGGTCTAGTAACTGGTGTAACCATAAATACAGCTGGTAGTGGATATTCCTCAGCACCAACTGTAACCATTGGTAATTCACCGAAGGATACACAGGCAGAGGTTAAATCTTGGGATAATTCCACAAGAGTACTACAGATTATCAATCGTACAGGTACATTCAATACTGCTGAGAACATTAAAGGTCAAACATCTGGTGCTCTCTGGAGTGGAGAATCATACAATACTATAGATAATACAAACAGTGAAGTAGATCAGAACTATAGTTTTGAAACTGCTGATGATGACATAATTGATTTCTCTGAATCAAATCCATTTGGTTCAATTGGTTCAACTACTGACTTTACAATCTAATGTTAGGAAAATATTTTTATCACGAAGTCTTCAGGAAGACCGTTGTTGGGTTTGGTACTCTATTCAATAATATAGAGATCAAACAAGGAACAACTGTTATGAAAGTTCCTTTGGCTTATGGTCCTAAACAGAAATTTTTAGCAAGACTAGAACAAGTACCCGATCCTACAAACAAGAGGGTACAAATTACCTTACCAAGGATATCTTTTGAGATTAAAGGTATATCCTATGATCCTACTAGAAAGGTTAGTCCTACTCAAAAGATCCTGGTACCGACTGGCACGACAAAAAATAAGATGGCATACATGCCAGTGCCTTACAATTTAAACTTTGAATTAGCAATCATATCTAAAAATCAAGATGACGGCCTTGAAATTCTGGAACAGGTTTTACCTTACTTCCAACCCAGCTACAACTTACCACTTAAGTTGGTTCCAGGACTCAACGAGACAAAGGATGTTCCTGTCATTATTAATTCTATTGACTATGATGATGAGTATGAGGGTAATTTTGCCTCTCGTAGAGCAATCATTTACACCATAGGATTTACTGCCAAGACTTACGTATACGGTCCTGTACAAGAATCTTCTGTTATTACGAAGGTTATTGCAGATGCTTACACAAGTACTGCTGTTAGCACTGCACCTCGTGAGGTACGTTATACTGTACAACCTGATCCTATCACTGCTGATGCAGATGATGATTTTGGATTTGGAGTTGTTCACGAGGAGTTTACGGACAATAAGAAACGTAATCCTACTAGTGGACAGGATGAACAATTATGAGTACCTTTGATGGATTGAATAAAGTATTTGGAGATGAACCATCTGAGTTACAAAAGGCGGTTGAAAAATCTAAAGCTTTAAGAACTGATACTCCTGACATACAACAGGATTACGAGACTTCTCGTGCTCAGTTACATAACCTAGTAATGAAAGGACAGGAGGCAGTAGATGGTATACTTGATGTGGCACGAGCGTCAGATCATCCTCGTGCTTATGA